TGGCTGAAACAGTATGGCGAACGAGTATCTAAAGGCGAGCAAAAAGACGATAACTTCTTTATGGCTTGGTGGGAAGCTGATGGCGACTATCGCTCACCTGAAACTTGGGCTAAGGCAAACCCTGGCTTTGGTGACCTGAATGCTGTATCCGACTTCGAAAGCGCCGTCAGACGAACTATGGAAAGCGAATTTAGAACTAAGCGCTGTAATCAGTGGGTCAGTTCGACTAACAGCTGGCTTCCAGACGGCTTGTGGGATTCTAAGGAAGCTGAATTTGAGGTTTCGCCAGATGATGAAATTATATTGGGTTTTGACGGCTCGTTTAACAATGACGCTACAGTAATTGTCGGGGCAGTAATCCCTAAAGAAGATGAACCAGTCAAAGTCTTTTTAGTGAAATCGTGGGAAAAAGACCCTGCTATTCACGATGTCGATTGGCGAGTTGATATCGCTGAGGTAGAGCAAACGATAGTGGAGTTTTGCCAAAAGCACCCCAAAGTTAGGGAGATTGCTTGCGACCCGTTCCGCTGGGAACGCTCGATGGAAATACTGGAAACAGACTTTGGCTTGCCGATTGTGAAATGGCCATCGACAAGCGCAAAGAGAATGGTGCCAGCTTGCGCTAAGTTCAAAGACGCCCTGAACGAAAACAAGCTAGTTCACGATGGTAACCCTGTTCTGGCTAGACACCTTCGAAACGCAGCTGTCAAAGTAGATAATCTTGGACCTCGTATCGTCAAGGAAAACAGGGCAAGCCCTCGCAAGATTGACGCTGCTGTGGCAGCCATAATCGCAGTCGATAGAGCTTTGACAGGTAGAATAGAAGAGCTAGTCCCAGCTTTCTTTGTGTAAGGTAGAACTATGAAGAAAAATCTAACGGCAATATCATTACAAGCGGCTGGGGCAATAGCTACTTCGGCTGGCATTTTCTTGGTTTTTATGCCAGCAGGAATAGTTGTTGGTGGCGTATTTCTACTTCTATTTGGCTTGGCACTAGAGAGGCGCAATGCTCAATAATCTTTTCGAACAGCGAGCTATTAGCTTTCAGACTCTCTGGGGTGCTGGCTCAGACTTTGAACTAGGCACTCGCTCAGCAACTCTTATCAACGAAGATACAGCCCTACAAATCAACGCAGTTTTTTCTGCTGTTAGCCTTATCAGCAACACAGTATCGACCCTGCCAGTTGATGTTTATATCAGACGAGATGGTGACCAGCGAGCTTTCAGACCTTCGCCTGCTTGGGTTCAGCGACCTGATATTGATTTCGGAGACAAGTCGCCTTTTTACTCGGCACTAGTTACCTCAATGCTTCTAGACGGCAACGCTTTTATTCGAGTTTTCTCTAACCAACAAGGCGAAATAGTAAACCTGACCGTTCTAAATCCTATGTCAGTAACAGTTGAGCGAAACAGTTTTGGCAATGTCCGCTATTCAGTCGTTGGTGAAAACAAAAAACTAAGTCAAGACGAAGTGGTTCAGGTAATCGACATTGTTCAGCCTGGACAAGTCCGAGGTGTAAGTCGTGTAGCTGCTCTGAAAGAAAACTTTGGTCTAGCGATGGCGATTGAGGAATACGCCGCTAGATTCTTTGGTCAAGGTGCTAACCCTGCTGGCGTTATTGAGTTCGAGGGCAACCTAACTGCTGACCAAGCTAAGAACCTAGCTGATGGCTTTGACGCACGACACAGAAACTCAGGCAGACGAGCTCACCGCACAGGCGTTTTGTCTGGTGGCGCAAAATACAAGCAAACTTCAGTCAATCCAGAACAGGCTCAGGCACTAGAGGCTCGCCGTATGGCAGTCGAAGATGTAGCCCGTGCGTTCTCTATTCCTAGCAACTTCTTGAACCTGCCTGGAACAAACACTTACAGTTCAGTCGAGCAGAACTCGTTGATGTTCGTCAAATACTGTATCCGCCCAATCGTGGAAAAAATCGAAGCAGCTTTGTCAAGACTTATGAACCGCTACCCAGGTGGCGAAACTGCTTATCTAAAGTTCAGCCTTGATGCTTTGCTTCGTGCTGACTTTGCTGTTCGTAATTCTGCTTACAGCGTTGGACTTCAGGCAGGTTTCTATACAGTCAACGACATCCGCCGTTTCGAAAACCTAACTCGTATTGATGACCCATCAGCTGACACAGTCCGAGTTCCACTAGCTAACATCAATGTTGACGCAGCTGAACTATCTGCTCAGCAAGTTCGTGTTCGTATGGCTCGTGAGTTAGTAATGGTTGGTTATGACCCAGCTGAAACTCTTGCGGCATTTGGCCTGCCAGAGATTACACACACAGGCATTCCAAGCACACAGCTACAACCGCTGGCACAGCTTGACCCTGCTGACCCAACTAGTTTGTATGAGGGTAACTAATGCCTATTACACAAGCACACTACACAGTTGGCACGGCAGCTGTTCAAATTGTCGCACCAGACAGAATGCCACAGCACGTATGTATCCATAACCACGAACACTCTCAAAATTCCAATGTTTTTGTTGGTGGACCTGATGTAACTATAAACAATGGCATACACGCTCAGGCAACTTTGACTTCACAACTTACTATTGGACCTGGCGATAGCCTTTATGCGGTTGCAGATGTAGAAGATTGTGAATTACATATTTTGGTGGTGAAACAAGACTAATGCCTTACTACATTTCTAATAGCAACCCAGAATGTACTAACTGGGCAGTTGAAAAAGAAGATGGCGAAGTTATTGGTTGCCACAATACAAAGCAAGAGGCGATTGACCAAATGGTAGCTGTATCTATTGCTGAGGATATAGAACCTGGTGGCGAAAGAGCTGCAGCTGGCACACTAAGGGTTGGCGATTTTGTTTCTTGGAACTCATCTGGCGGTAGGGCTAGGGGCGAAATTGTAGAAATCGTAACAGACGGAACTTTGATTGTGCCAGACACAGAATTTGAAATAACTGGAACAGAAGATGACCCAGCAGCTTTGATTCGTGTTTATCGTCCAGGCGAAGATGGCTTTGAGGCTAGTGATGTTCTAGTTGGTCACAAGTTTTCTACTCTCACGAAAATAGATGACTTACGCCAAATAAGAGAAGAACGACAGGTAAACCTAACGCCACCTGCCTATATGAGAGCAGCTGCTCGACAAGGGTTGCGCTACTACGAGGAAGGTTTAGCTGGTGATGGATTACTTGATAAGACTGTTCGGGAAGCTAGAGCTATGGCAAGTGGTTCTGTTACTGCTGAAAAGTGGGTTCGTATTAGGGCTTGGATTGCTCGTCATTTGGGTGACCTTGACAGTCCCGATGCCGACCCTAGCTCAGATAATTATCCTAGCGCTGGTGTCGTAGCACATTTGCTTTGGGGTTCAGGTCCATCTAAGCGAGCCGCACAGCGAGCATTAGATTATGCCGAAGGTGTAGTAGCTAGAATAGAAGCAGAAAACGAAGGCAGAGCGAAAGGTGAAGCCTTGTCAAAAATCGAAACACGCATACAAGCCACAGACTTCGAAATCCGTGAAGATGAAACTGGCGGAATGTTATTTGAGGGTTACGCCGCTATTTTCAATAGCCCAAGCGAGCCTTTGCCGTTCATCGAAAAGATTGCTCCAGGTGCTTTCAGGGGAAGCCTGAAGCAGCGCAACGACATCAAGCTTCTATGGAACCACGACACAGGTCAGGTTCTAGGCTCAACTAGGGCTGGAACTCTAAGCCTTATCGAGGATGAGCGTGGTTTGCGAGTCAAGGCACAGCTGCCGAACACAACTCTTGGTCGTGATACAGCTGAGCTTATTCGCCGTGGCGATGTGGATTCTATGAGCTTTGGCTTCAGCGTTCCACGAAATGGCGACAGCTGGAACTCAGACGGAACTGAGCGAACTCTCAATCAAGTAAGACTTCACGAAGTCAGCATTGTTGCGTTCCCTGCTTATACAGCTACAGCTGGAACAGCTACTGTTCGTGGGCTAGACAAGATTGCTAAGCGAGCCGATGTTGACCCAGACCAGCTGGCAGACGCACTGCTGAAAATCGAAAGCGGTATGACAATGTCGCTGGAAGAAAAGTCACTAATTACTAAGGTTCTGGACACACTTGCGCCAGAAGCCTCACAGCCACAAGACGAGTTTGATGGACAGGCTTGGCTGGCACTAAAGAAAAAGAAACTCGAAACCCTGATTGCGAAGAACTAATGAAATCAAAAGACGAAATCAAAAAAGACATTTTGGCTGCTCTTGGCAACCCACAAAGCGGACTGTTCGTTGATTACATTGACGTAATTGTCGGCGCAGTCGTTGGTGATGAGAACAAGGCTAATGACAAAAATAGCTCGTCAGCTTCTCTACCAGCTAAAGAAACTCGCATAGTTGAGGCTATTGAAAAGCGCTAAAGAGCGAGTTCGCCCTGCTAGGTTTCCCTTCCTTCTCCTAGCAGGGTTTTCTTTTTAACAAACTGAAAACCCCCTATCGAACGTGGGGGACAAGGTGGGGGATTCGACAGGGGGAGTTCTATTCAGTTATGTTTAGACTGTAACACAATTTCTAGCCTTTGGGTATTATCAAAACTAAAGGAGGGCAAAATGCCATTTGAGGGAATAACCAGACAAGGACCTTGCGTCAATCTAGATTGTGACAAGCCTAGACACGCTAAAGGGCTATGTCGCAGGCATTATGAACAGCTGATGTATCCCAACTGGGCAGCAAAAAGAAATCCGCTTAGGCGTAAAGGTGGTCGGGTTACAGAAGTAACACCCAAAGAACTCAACTATCAACCCATAGATTATGACGACTACTGGGCTTGGGTCAAAAAAGAGTTGAATCTAAACGGTAGCTAGCGATTGTAACAACTTGGTAACAACTGAAGAATCTGCCCCATAGCTGTCTAGCTGGGGGTAATTTGGTATTACCCAAAAAGGAGGGACAAGGAAATGGAAACAAAAACACAAATGGTAGAAAAGAA